TCTCGTCGTTCTTAGCGGCGGCAGCAATGATTTCTTCAAGTTTAGATTGAATTAATTTTTCTTTAGAAACTGGCGGTTCCAGGCTAATTGTTTCCAACACAACGGCTTCTTCAATTTCAACTTCTTCTTTGCGTGTCTTCATTGCTTTTACACGCTTAGCATATTGCATGTAAGACTCACCAGGCTTCAACTTGGGTTTACCTGAGCTAGAAGAAGAACTACTAGATCTAGATGCTCCACGGTCTTCGCGAGCACGCTGGTTTGCACCAGGACCACCCAACTTACGATCTTTGTCAGGATCTGGATGCCAGAAGTCACCACGCTCAGCGATTACTTCTTCTGACTTCATTTTCTTCAGGTGCTTTTTAATGCGCTCGGATTGACCCTTGTGCATTTTGGATGCACCATCTAATTCCTTAGACATTTTTTTAAGGTCGAGATCTTCTGTTTTCACGTTGATTGCCTTACCTTTACGATTGGGATTTGGATCTTCTTTCTGCTTACGGCGGAAAGCTGCTTCCTCCTCGTCTTTATTTAGGTTTCTCTTCATCTTACTAGACCCACACTTGGGTTTAGTTGTTTGTCCTGGTTGTTTAGCACAGGGTTTTCCTGCATACTTGCCACCGAGTTGCACCCAACCAGGCTTGCCATCAGAAGATTTGCTCTTCTTAAACCAGTCACGAAGAGAGTTGTCACCGCTCTTGTTTGCCTCAGCAAACCCTTGACCCGACTTCCATGTTTTCTGTTTCACTTGTTTCTTCTGTGCGAGTTTATTTGCGGTAGCATACATGACTTCTTTGTCACGCTTGCCATAAAGATCCTTAAAGCGATGAGAATTTTTCTTCATCCCTTTAACGATTCTCTCTGCTTCCTGGTTAACTAAAGGCATATCAACCCATTACCTGAATTTCTTCTACGATGCAAGTCTGTGTAGCAACAGTAATTTTTACTGCTCTTTGTACTACTGCTTGAGGACCACTGTAAGCAAAAGTATAAGCTGCACCTGCACCAGATGCGTCCACGTCAGTTGTAATTGTGCTACCTGTTGCTGCGGTGATTTTTTTACCAACGGTGCCAGCAGATAAAAAGTCACTGCCAATTGCAGGGGAAGTTGAGTCATCGACTACTGCGATAAAATCTCCAGAAGAAAATGGATGGGTATTACCAATTTCACCCAGGTTATGACCCAGAGTATAAACTGCAGTTGCAGCATTAGTTGCTTTTAGAATTCTAGCAGCACCAGGCTTTACACCAGAGTTGATTAAAAGAGCTTCATCCTGAAGAATCGTGATTGCAGGACCATCATTGAATGAAATGGTAGCATCACCAGCGGTGGCAATAACACGATAGTATCCAGTTTGCACTGTTTGATACTCGGTGCCTGCTGCTACGCTATTTGTGCTTAAGACTTTAATTACTGACATGTCGTGTTAATTAATTCGTGTCAGTATTATTTATCTCCTTTTGTTTCTTTAGCATCTTTTGTAATTCCGCTGTAGAGCCCACAAACATAGTGTTATTAACCGTAGATGGTCCAGACTTCTTCTCATCAGCATCCAACTCCTTCATTTTCTTTTGAAGATCGATCAACTTATCAGCAGTATCTGCTACGTTTTTAATAAGTTGACCTGCAACTTCATAAGCACGAGGATGATCTGACGCTCGTGCCACATCAAGTATGCCATCAACTGCCTCCTGTCCTTTCATTAGTAAACTGTGTAACTGAGCACGACTAACATCGTAGTCTTTTTTGACATCCTCAGTTTCGCTCTTTTTTAATGATGGTTTGGCACTTTCAACTTTTTGAATTTCAGCAGGTTCTGCACCAAACGCATCATTTAGACCATCAAATGCTCCCATATCAAATGTCCTCGTCTACTCCGCTAACTGGATTGCGTTTCTTGTTATCAGTGAAGTCTTGATCAGTAACTCCGAATCCAAAATCATCATCAGCATCTGCTGTAAGAGGATCTGGTTGAACCGTATACCTGACACTTCTTGGTGCTGTATTGACGTTTGTATCGGTATACATGTCTGTGATTGCCTTCTTGATAATCTTGGCATCGCTGACAGGACCGTATAGATATGTCTTGGCAGTAAATCCTAAGGTATAAATGATTGCTCTACGACTAGCAAAATCTCCCTCATATGTATCTTCATAGTCAACGCTATTTAAAACAACGGGGACATCTTTAGTCTCATTCATGGCATCCAATAATTTAATTGGAAGATTGTAATGTGGTTGAAAATAAGGTAGCACCTGCTCAAGAATTTCAAGACCATCTTCTTGAGTTTTTGAGATAATTGCTAATTCAAATCCAACATTATATGGGACTGGCATATAGACATTTTTATTTTCGTCTGAGTCCTTTGCAATTTTAATTTTTTGTGTAGGTGATACCTTCCTACTAGAATCATATGTGATCCCATTAATTTCAAAGGAAATTCTAGGAAGAGTGATTTGGACTCTCTTATTTGTAGGATCTGGTACTTGGTCTAGACGTGCTAAGAATTTTTGTTTAGGACCATATGCCAAAGGCACCTTCATAACTTCATCATCCTTATGGATTTCGATGTTATTGAAAAGTGTGCCAAAGGCAACAACAGTTTTCCTAAAAATTGAGTGATATGAATATGTGCCTAACATCAGATTGTAGTGTCAGTGGTGGACCCAATGCTACCGAAAGGATTGCCTTCGGTGAAGTCGATAATATCGTCGTCTTCAGTCTCAAACGAATAATTCTGATCGATGCTATCGGCAGTGTTGGTATTATTTAGAGTGTTATAAGACTCAGGACTCCATCTAGCACCAGATGTAAGACCTGTTACGGTCTCTGCGGTGTTGAAAGTTCCTGTGCGGTTGATAACTTGGAGCTCTCTTGTAGATGTATTCCAGGACTTGACTTCTGCTCTACTGTCTTTGGGGGAGTAATCAATTGTGACAGTAGGTGCAGAAGTATAACCTGTGCCCCCAGCAGTGATAGAAATGCCAGTGACAATACCAGCACTAGATAC